CTTTTCTAAACGCGTATCCATCCATGCGGACATAAATCCTCAATACTTTTGTTTTGTTCCTCTTGAAACCACATTTCCGGATAACAAACTATTTTATCAGGATAATCATTCAAATATGCCCCCCACCAGCTAAACGTGCTATTTGCTATTATATTATGATCACATAATGTCATGATAAGAAGTTGCTCCCAATCTGCATAACTGTCGTCTATGCGTTTAAACTCAATACCCTTGAATCCAGGAACATATTTTAGCTTTTCAATGATTGCATTCACATGATCTATGTCTTGGGATTCGCAGAAATATAATACAGTGATCGGTTTGTTTTTCGGAATATGAAATAAACTTTTTGTGTAATAGGTCTCATCTAATATGGGATACACTTTTGGCAAAATCTTGTAATCTCCAACGCGAAAATGCATGCTGACATAACACATTCGTGGTAAAAAGGGGTTCTTTTTTACCAATAATTCATCTTGTTGTTGTTTGAGTTGGAGCGCTTTCAATAAAAAAGGCTTGTATTGGTCAAAGTATTTATAGCTTTGATAATAGCCGAGCAGTTGAATGTTTATATTTTTATGGTTTTGAGGAACAGGAATGGGTTTATATGTGAAATCGGGTTCATTGATCGCAACGTGTATTTTAAAATTGATCGGTTTGACAAATCTGGAAAATCCCCTTAAAAACGTTGTCCAATACGTTTCGCGAAAGGTGGAATTTTCATCGTTACTGTGCGTAAAGACGGGAGCTTGTTCCAAACTGAGTGCATAAGAAAAAGTGCTGAAGAGTTGGAAAAGTTGATTTCCTAATCCACCCGTTAAATTATATACGATCATAAGTTATTGTGAAAAAGATGTTTAATATTTTTTATTTGGATATAGTATATTTTAAAAATCCTCCGACATGTCAAACGCATCTTCAGTTGATGATTTATTTGCTAATCCATATTCACCCACCTTGCGTTCAAAGAAGTTCGTCTTCCCCTCCAAGCTAATCAGTTCCATAAAGTCAAATGGGTTTCCCACATTGTAAATCTTATTATAACCCAACTGCACAATGAGGCGGTCTGCTACAAACTGAATGTATTGTGTCATGAGTTGGCTGTTCATGCCGATAAGACGGCAAGGGAGAGCATCACAGATAAATTCCGTCTCTATTGTGACGGCGTCTTGTATTAAATGGCAAACCGTTGATTCCTCCAATTTATTTTGAAGTTTGGTATATAACAGTATAGCAAACTCCGTATGAAGCGCTTCGTCGCGTGAAATGAGCTCATTGGAAAATGTGAGACCGGGCATGAGTCCGCGTTTCTTCAACCAATAAATACTGCAAAATGCTCCACTAAAGAAGATCCCTTCTATGCATGCAAACGCAACAAGTCGGGTCGCAAAACTGCTGTCTTGGTCCTTGATCCACTTCTGGGCCCAGTCTCCCTTCTTTTTAATACAAGGATAATGGTCCAATGCGGTAAACAATATATGCTTTTCATCTTCGCGTTTGATATACGTGTCAATAAGCAAACTATATGTCTGACTGTGAATATTTTCCATTGCAATTTGAAATCCATAAAATGCGCGCGCCTCTGCTAATTGGACTTCCCCCATAAACCGGACTGCCAAATTCTCCAATACGATTCCATCGCTGGCTGCGAAAAACGCCAAAATCTTTGAAATAAATCCGCGTTCATCTTCATTTAAGGTATCCCAGTGTAAAAGATCTTTTGACAAATCAATCTCTTCCGCGCGCCAAAAACAGTCCACCTGCTTTTTGTACATTTGCCAGATATCGTTATCCTTGATGGGAAACATGACGTAACGACTATCATCTGGTGTCAAGAGAAGATCGCCCATGATTGCTATATATAGTGTAGAGATTTTATACTTTTTCATCCAACACTATAATATTGTTCAATTTTATTGACGACGTCCGATTGTCTGCATATATGATGATAAATCAATAAAACATAAATTTTGACTTTTTTTAGGAAATGCAACTTTATTTTCTTTACTCATTGTATAAAATATTAGCATTTACAGCGCTTATTTTTATTACAAACGTAGTAACAGCTTTTTACAAAAAATACTATTTGTATTCCCTTTTATTTTTATTGCTTGTTATATCGTCAGTAATATATCATAGTAATAATAATGTTTATACAAATGCAATAGATAAAGTTTGTATATTTGCAGTAGTTTCTTATGGAGCTTATACGCTATATAATAAAAAATCAAAAGAAAGAATGTGGTTATTGGTGTTAAGCGTTCTCTCCTTTTTTGCCACATTATTTTTATTCTTTTATGGTTACACAATGAAGCAATACTGTTATCATGAAGATACCATAGTTGGTAACAAATATCACGGTTTACTACATATCATAAGCTCATTTGGGCACCACTGTATTATATTTATGTAGTATTTATGGAAATAAAATACCACCAAATAATAGGACATGAATTTAGCAGAACGAGATGGAGCATTAACGCGGATTCGCAATCAAATTGCCGCAAAAAGACAGTTTTTATTAGACAAACAAAAGGAGCTGAAAAAGGAGTCGCAATATAATGAATTTTTGAAAAAAATATACAGCGATTATAAGACATACCACGAATATATTATTAGAGAGAAAGAGGAACAAATTGCGGCAATGGAAAGTTTAAAGGACTATATTAAAGATATTATTAAAACAAATAAGCTAACAGAGGAACAAATTGCAAATGCAAAAAGAGAGCAGGAATATATTTTAAAAGAAATGGATAATATACGCGGAGATTTAGAAATAATCGTGAAAGAAACCCGAAGTTGAGAGAAAAATATAGGTATAATGTATGGCGCAACCTATAACATGGCAAACTTTAAATGCTAAATTTGAAGAGTTAAAAACAACATTAACTAATAGCGCAACTGCGCAAAGTGAATTTACAAATGAGTTAAAACAGAGAATCCCTCAAATTATACAAAGTATAAATCAACTTAGAGAATTGATTACCCAATTGAAACAAGCTGCAAATAGGTCAGGTGACATCCAACGTGAATTAGATACAGCTAATGCAAATAAAGCAGAATTGCAAAATCGTCTGGATGATAATAATTCACAAATTCAAGAATTGCAGACTAAAATTCAAGACACTTTACAACGGGTAGCTGCTAATACAGAAAGTTATGGTCAAAACCAAACTCAAGTAAATAATTTGATTAATGGTTTAGAACAAACCGTGGCTGAGATTGTTGCTTTAATTCAACAACCTAATCAAGCCGGTGGAAAAAAACGTGCGTCAAAAAAGATGAAGAATAAGAGCAAGAGCAAGAACAAGAACAAGAGAAAAACTATCATGAAAAAGACAAAAAAATCTTATAAAAAGAAGGGTGGATGGAGTTATAGTAAGAGGCGTCTCCGCGGAGGAATCGTATTACTTTAACCACTCTTTATGTAATTTAATCCAGGAAGTCTATTGCACGATATTGGCCATTTTCCATGAGTCTCGCGATAAAACAGGGAAGAGGGTTGTTTCCTCAACTGAATAATATGTAAACGCTGTTTATATATTTTTTTCCAAGTTCTCTGAACAATCCTTATCCAAAAGGTTTTCAATATTGCAACGCATTCCCCTCCAGGCAAATAAACGCAGTGAGCTATTTGTGGCTGTATATAATCTTGTTTTCCAATAATAGCATGATAGTTTCTAATGGATGTGTGAGGTTGCTTACGAAACCACCGAGATGATGCAAACATAATATATCGTATTCTGTGTATTTTTACTGCATAATATATTTCAGGTAAGTCTTCATCATCGTCTTCAAACTCTACATCGTTGTATATTTCTTCCAAATTGCAGTCCATAGGAGGAAATTCATCAAACCGGTAATTTACCAAATAATGAGATAAAACTTCTTCAGATTGTGTGGACCCATGCATGGCTTCATGGTACAATTCACATATAACAAGGCTGAACTTTGAGTCATTCATTGTACATTAAGGCATTTTACAACTTATTTATAACAAGATTTACTGAATCAATTTTTTTACGCGTATATAGTATATAATGAAATTGCCCAGAATCGTTTCCAAATTAATAACGAATAAATACGTGCTTTATGTTGTTGTCTTTATTTGTTTGCTTCACATCTTTGGATACATCATGATGGGAAATATGACGGCTATTATATTGTTTGTTTTAGTGGGCCTTATTACCGCCAACTTTAGTAAAAACATGGTTCTTGTTTTAGCAGTTCCTTTGGTTGTCACATCTTCTTATGTCGGAGGAATGTTTATCAAAGAAGGTTTAGAAAACATGAGCAAGGATAAGAAAGACTCTGATGCAAAGGCTGCTTCCACTGGTGTAACTGATAAGTCAACAGATGTGCCTGCTGACACCGACATTGAAAAGGCGAAGCAGCAACTTGATTCAAAAGAAAAGAAACCTATTGTTACAGGCGACCCAGTTGGTAACGATGCAAAAATGAAACCCCAAAAAAATGAGAAAAAGGAATCTTATGTGGATCATGCCGCAACACTAAACGAAGGATATGAAAGTTTGAGTAAGATGTTAGACGGAAGCGCAATTCAAAATTTATCTAATGACACAAAAACGTTAGCTGATCATCAAAAAAATTTATCGAAAGCCATGAACAACATGGGACCAATCTTTGAAAATGTTAAAAAAATGTTGGCTTCCGTAGACATGGAAAAGTTAGGCTCAATGAGTAAATTAGCACAATCATTAGGAGTTCAAAAAGCGTAAATATAAATTTTTATAGACATATAATATAGGTTTATAACAATGAAGAAGTGTCCACCCGGTATTATATGCATAGAAAACGTAACCATGTTTTTTTTATTTGTCACTGTTCTTATTGTCGGGTATCTTATGTATGCTAATATCTTCAGACAACACAAAGTGGTAGAAAGACCCATAAATATGATTGTTGAACAACAATCCAGTTGGCCTTATTTTGCCGGTGTAAATGGATGGTTTGACACTGGTGGAACAGCTCAAATTGGAAACCAGATTCGCCCCGATGTTTTATTAAATCCATATACTCCTCCATTTAGAGATGAGAGATATATGACCCCCAACATAGTTAGTGGCCGTATTCCAATCAATGTTTCTACAAACGTCGGCGCAGTGGATACCAATTATCGCCAAGTTGGAATCTTGACGCCGTTAAATGGATCGTCCAAAGGAAAAATTTTACCCCTTATGGGGCGTCCATTGTTTACGAATCGCAATAAATGGCAGTATTATACTATGAGTGATCAAAATAATAGTATAAAATTACCCATCTCTCGTGGAGGAAGAAGCTGTACAAACGAATATGGTACAGATGAGCTTTTTAACTCTGATAGTGTTTATGTAGAAGGCTACAATGATGCATATAAAATTACGGTTTATGATAATGACACGATTCGGTATTTGCCTTATTTGTAATTTCTCTCTTTAGTAAATTTTATAAATATATTCGTATACAGTTTGTTGGTATTTTATTTCTATATTTATATTATGAGCGTGATAAATATAGAATACACAACTAATGTTCTTCCATGCAAAGAAAAATGTTCTTATGGTTTTAATTATCAGAATAGTACATGCGTTGCAATAAACAATGGAAATTATATTGGGATATCTTACGACAAAGGTGTTAGTGCTCCTGTTTTATACAATAGCAATAAATATGAGGTGTCGTCTATCTATATTTATAGTCCATCTATACATAATTTTGAGGGTTCACTTGTGGCCGGAGAAATTGTTATTGAACACACTCCCATATCAGGCGGTCAATATTTAAATGTTTCAATACCAATAACAGAATACGGAGTTTTTTGCGATTCATTAAATCAAATTATAGCAGATGTTGCAAAATATGCTCCTGCACAAAGCGAATCAACCACCATACAATTGAAAGAGTTTACATTAAATAAAATTGTACCGAATAAACCATTTCTAACTTATTCCGATAATAATACTGTTTGGATTGTATATGGAAAACCCAACGCTGTTAGCTTATCTTCCGAATCTTTAAAATCACTGTCCACTATTATAGAACCATATGATCCATTGACTTCAGAGCAGCAACTAATATTGTATTATAATTCTACTGGACCTTCTTTAGCAGATGGCTCAAGTGAGATTTATATTGATTGTCAACCAGTGTCTTCATCGGAAGAAACAGTTGATATAACAAACAAAAAAACCGATTCAACCGCATTTAATTGGGGTAGTATATCCAGTAATTCAGTTGGGAGCCAAGTGTTATTTTCCATTTTTATTATTT